ACGAAGTTTAAATTATTATTCATTAGCAATGTCATACCTGCCTGATCCTGATATTGTCCTTAAAAAACAAGGCAAAGATATGAAGGTTTACAAGGAATTACTCTGTGATTCTCACGTTTTTGCCTGCGTTCAATCAAGAAAAGCAGGAGTTTTATCACTTGAATGGGAAATAAATAGAGGACTTGATAAAGATGAAACTGCCGAAAAAGTCATTGAAACAATTAAAAAACTTGATATTTACAAGTTAATCAATGATATTTTAGATGCGACTTTATTTGGTTTTCAACCGATAGAAATCATTTGGGGACGAGTTGACAACCTTGTCTTGCCTATCGAATTAAAAGCAAAGCCATCAGAATGGTTCTGTTTTGATGATGAAAATCAACTTAAATTTAGAACAAAAGAGCATTATTTTGGCGAAGAATTACCTTCTAAAAAGTTTCTATGTCCTCAAGCAAACCCAAGTTATGAGAACCCATATGGCGAGAGAACTCTTTCTCGTGTGTTCTGGCCGGTTACTTTTAAAAAAGGAGGACTTAAATTTTGGGTAATATTTACCGAAAAATACGGAATTCCTCACCTTATCGGTAAACACCCAAGAGGTGCAAGTGAAGAAGAAACCGACAGACTTGCAGGATTATTAGAACAAATGGTACAAGATGCTATCGCAGTTATTCCTGACGATTCTTCTGTTGAAATTCAAGAGGCTAATAAGTCCTCATCTGCTGAAATCTTTGAAAAACTAATGGATAAGATGAATGCAGAAATTTCAAAGGCTATTTTAGGTCAAACTTTAACAACAGAAGTCGGCTCAACAGGAAGTTACGCAGCATCAAACACGCACTTTGCTGTTCGCCAAGATATTATTGATGCTGATAAAAAAATGGTTGAAAAGACTATAAATCAACTTATCCAATGGATTTATGAAATTAATTTTTCAAACAAAGATATTCCTGTATTTGAGATGTTTGAAGTTGAAGATATTGATTTAGGTTTGGCTCAAAGAGATAAAATACTATCTGAAACAGGGGTTAAATTTACTAAAGATTACTTTATCAAAAACTATGGATTAGAAGAAAAGGAGTTCGATATTAGAGAGGATATTATCCCTGCAACACCTCAATTCTCACAATTCAAAGAAGAACCGGAACCGGAAGGTCAAGTTCAAGTTGATGATTTATTTAAGTTTTTATCAGAAACAGAACTTGATAAACAATCTCAAGCGATGCTTTCGCCATTGTTAGCATTGTTTGAATCCTGCGATAACTTTGAAGATGCACGAGAATTGCTAACGGATAGCAACCTGCAAACAAAACAACTTCAGCAATCAATTCAAAAGGCAATGTTCCTTTGTGAATTACAAGGCAGACGGGATGGATTAGATGATTAAACTTAACGCACTATTCAAATTATCCCCTGCAATAGCCATCAAATATTTTAAATCCAAGAATAATAAACTGTCGTGGGATTGGTACGAATTATGGCAATCTGCACACAGAAAGTCATTCACAGTTGCAAAAGCTATGCGTGAGGATATTTTGAACGATATTCGCACAGTATTAGATAAAGCACTTGAAGAAGGGAAAACCTTTCAGGAGTTTCAAAAAGAACTTAAACCAACCCTGCAAAAGAAAGGTTGGTGGGGCGAAGTTGTTATTGTTGATTCACAAGGTAATGCCGAAAAAGTTCAGCTGGGTTCAATGTATCGTCTTAAAACAATTTATTCAGTAAATATGCAGACGGCTTATCAAACAGGACGTTATAAAACACAAATTGAGAATACCGATAATCGTCCATATTGGCAATATGTTGCAGTTTTAGACCAAAGAACAAGAGCAGAACACGCGCAACTTCACGACTTGGTTTTCCCTCATGATGACCCATTTTGGAGTTCTTTTTACCCACCGAATGGTTGGCGATGTCGTTGTCGTGTCAGGGCATTATCCCCACGAAACGTCAAAAAAAGAAATCTTTATGTTGAATCATCATCCGGAAGATTATCTCAAGAGGACAGGCTTGTTTCAAAAAAATCAGGTCAATATCAACCAGTTACAGTTTACACAGATCCATTAACAGGTAAACAAATTGCTCCTGATGTTGGTTGGAGCTATAACCCTGCAAGCGGATTTTCGGTAGAGTGAAGCGAAGCGTAACTCGTAAGGTGTCGGTCGGACGTTACTCCGCCGACACCCCGAATAATCCAAGACAGAATTAAAAAGCATTTAAAGTACGTTTAACACAATTTTAAAAGGAGTTTAATTATGACAATCGATAGAAAATGTTTAATTAATTGGGTAGGTGGTAAGAGATTATTGCGTAAAACAATAGCTCCACTTATTCCTGAAGATATTAAATCATATATTGAACCATTTGGTGGTGGTGCTTGGGTTCTGTTTTATAAAGACAGATGGGCAGATTTAGAAATATACAACGATTTAGACGGAAGATTAGCAAATTTATTCCGTATTGTTAAATATCATCCGAATGCTTTTAAGGAAGAGTATAAATATCTTCTTGGCTCTCGTGAGATGTTCTTGCAGTTCTTGAATGGCACGTTTATTACAGATATTCAAAAGGCTGTTCAGTTCTATTTCTTGATTACTCGTTCATTCGGTGGCAGAGGCGAAACCTTTGGAACTGTTAAACGTTCATCAGGTGGTGCATCAAAAAGTCAAAAAAATGTGATGGATAAAATAGATGCTATTCACAATAGACTTGATAAAGTCTTAATTGAGAACAGAGATTTTGAAAAATTAATCAAACAATATGACTTTGAAGAGGCATTTTTCTATTGCGATCCACCATATTCTAAAGGTTGTGGTTATGAAGTTACAAGCACAGAAAATTTCGACCATGAACGCTTAAGAGAAGTTCTTGGCAATATTCAAGGTAGATTTTTATTGTCTTATGATGATTCGCCAAAAATCAGAGAATTATATAAAGGCTTTGAAATGATTGAAGTTGAACGATTAAACGGAATCAATAACAAACAAGGCACAAGTCGTGAAAACAAGATTTTCAAAGAACTTTTAATTGCTAATTATCCAATTAAAGAACGTCATCATGCCGGATAGTATTGAAATAAGGTTAGATAATAAAGCTGTTCAAGATGCACTTTTAAAAGTCGCAGCTAAAGCAGAGACACTACGTCCGTTAATGAAGAACATAGCGGGTATAATGGCTGATGCAACAGAAGAAAACTTCTCGCAACAGGGCAGACCTGACAAATGGCAGGAACTAGCAGAAAGTACCATTAAAAAGCGAAAAAAAGCCGGACATTGGCCGGGGCAAATTCTTCAAGTCGAAGGACGTCTTGCAACATCTATTACAACTCAATATGACAATGATTCAGCCATTATCGGTTCGAATCTCGATTATGCCGCTATCCATCAATTGGGTGGACAAGCAGGTAAAAACAAATCTGTCACAATCCCTGCAAGACCTTATCTCAACCTTACAAATGACGATTTAGACGATATCCTCCAAGAGACTGAAAGGTTTATTGCAAGCTAATTTCAGCTCACAATTATATTGTAGGGCAATAGAAAGGAGAGAAAAATGACGACAGTAGAACCTATCAGAAATAAAAAAGATGTTGAAAAAGTCGAGCGCTATCTCGAAAAACAGAACAAAAGAGACCACTTAATTTTTGTGTTTGGCACAAATAGTGGTCTGCGAATCTCTGACATAGTAGCCTTAAATGTTGGCGATGTTAGAGGTAAAAACTATGTTCAAATTGTAGAAAAGAAAACCGGGAAAACTAAAAAATTTCCACTTAATGATAAACTTAAAACCCTAATTGCAGATTTTGTTAAAAACAGAAGAGACAAAGAACCTCTATTTAAATCACATTGGGGTAGAAGATATAGCAGAATCACAGCATATTATATGATTAGAAATGCTTGTGCTGATGTTGGACTTGAAGAAAAAATTGGAACACATTCAATGCGAAAAACTTTTGGATATCATCATTATAAGCAATTTAAAGATATTGCTATTCTCCAAAAGATATTTAATCACTCAAGTCAAATGATAACAATGCGCTATATTGGAATTGAGCAGGATCAAATTGACTACTCTTACAACAACTTTATTTTATAGTTCCAAACACTCTCCATTAAAGGAATTGCATTACATTTTAAATGGATTACAAAATATCCAAATTGTATATTTTAAAACTCGTAAATCTTAATTTTTGCTATTATATTTGAATTTGCAACTCGTTTAATCCAGCCTTCAAAACTTAATCTAGCAGAGTATTTTTATAAAAACAATCGCCCAAGTGTCTATTCTTTTCGGCACAAAAAAATTGCATTACTTATTGGATAAAAAGTAAT